GAAGGGGTCTTAGTCTTCATCTGGTACATCAACACTTTGTTGATAGGTGTCGCACCTGAGTGTTGTAAGGCCATGTCGTTCACAATAGCCGCATACAGATGTAGCTGACCGTCGATCATCGCCATCGCATCGTCTGGGAAAGTCCCACGAGTTTTCCAGTCAATCATGACGTACTCGCCGATTTCATTATCCCATACGATGCTGTCAATGTACCCACTTATAACCGTGTCTGGGTCAAGCTGGTACTCAAAGTGCCATTCGATTGCAGGTACAGGCGTACCGTCAGTGCCTCGATACTCTGGTGGTTGTCCACTGAGTACGTCCGCTACCGTCGGGACTGTGTACCGTGTACCAAGACCAATCAACGGGATGTGGAAACGGAGCAAAGCAGTCACAACTACCTCGGTGTCCAGTAGCATGGCGTAGTATTGATCGTCACGTACTTTAACACCACCATTCTCCCAATCCTTGACTTCCTTGTTTTTCACGGTAGACTGAGCGATGTACCGCTTCGCCGCCGCTACTGCTCTCGACACACCCCAATCCTGCGTTCCTACCATCTGGTGATACCCACCCTCGAAAGTATATAGCAGGGCTTCCTCAAGTCCAGCGTGAAAGGCCGAACCCAGAATGAGATTACGATGCGCTGCCGATGGCTTACGCTGTAGGTTCTCATTGTAGGTCAGGTCATACTTACGCTGGCATGAGAGGAAAGACTGAATTGCTGACCAGCTTAACCGTAGCTGTGTTTTTGCCATGTCTTCTCCTTGTGTCTTATACTATCTTATACTACACCTTGTCTGTCGGTTTGTCAAGGGTTGCTTGGTACAAGTTTTTGTATTTTACAAGTTCCTTTTCATAGAACTTAACATGACGATCAGCTTCAGCTTGCTTGAACTTATTAATTTCGATCTGGCCTTTAAGCTGAACGTTCTCTGTTAAGGTCTTCTCGTACATCGCAAACACTTCTTGCCTCCGGCAGTCTGCTGTCTTGGTGTACGATACAACGTACCGCATTAAAACAACGAACAACATCAGAAGTGCAACGAGAACCGCTAGTAACTCGGTACTTTCTGTCATAGGTTCTCCTCAATAAAAAAGACTTCCTGTGATTATTATACCACAGGAAGTCCCGAAGTCAATGTGATCGTGACTAACTGCACGATAAATTCAGACGGAGGTCATTACCCTACGCTGTTACCGTCAGAGTTCTTGACCTCATCGAAGATGTGTTCGGCACGAGCCAGCAGTTCTTCAAAGTCGAGTTCAACCCCGAACTTCTCTTTGACCCACGACTGCGCTTTGTCGAGTAGATAGAGCATCCGAGGGTCAACAAATTCCAATCCAGCCGCTTCGCGCTCATCGGCTTTCTTTTCATATTCGCTCAAGTCCACGTCGCCGACTTCGATCAACCATACAAGATCAGCGATGCGCCCATCAACCAAATCCCACAGCGCTTGATGCTGCTTGTAGAACTCGGTCTTGCGGAAGGCGGACAAGGCCAACCAAACGCTCACCAGTGCCACGCTCAAGCCCACAGTGAACGCGAGTGCCAAAGCATCGCCACCGAGCGAGTGTGATAGGCTAGTCCACAGACTAACCAGAATTGCCAAGATGTCCATACGTTCTCCTGTTACATTTCATTGTAGTTATACATATATTATTATACACCCTCTTTTCGAGGGTGTCAATACCTAAATTTCACCGACCTCAAACTGACTGATCGCTGTTGCTTCGTACCATGTCGAAGTACCTGCGCTGACCCACCAGCGTGGTTGGAAGGTGTGAACCCCCGCTGCTAGTACGCCACGAGGTATGACATAGCGGAGGTTGACCAGTATCAAATGACTGGCAACGTACTGTGTTACCGACGCTAAACCTAGTGTTAGCTGCGTCCCGGTCAATGACGAGAGATAGGTAGTAGCATCCATGTACACGTCAAACCTAGACACTGCTGCAAGAGTAGCGTTTGAAACTAGCCCTTTAAGTTCTACGTACACATCTCGCAACCCACTTAGTTCCACACTCATACCGAAGTTTGATGCGTCCAAGTCTACCGGAGTAGTAGATGCCGTAGTCTGGTTAGTACCATTCCTTACCGTCGCAATGCCTCTACTTGGCGAGTACAAGTAGGTCAGGTTGTTGCTGATGTCGTTCAGCCTTTCCTTCGTTATTGCGTCGTTTGCTTTCCACTCGCGTGGGGTTGTCCAAAGTAGTGTCATTAGTTAAAACTCTCCCACATAGAATTGTGATAGCACGTTGACCTGAAACCATGTGGTAGTACCTGCTGATACCCACCATTTTGGTACGAAAGTGTGAACCCCCGCTGCCAGTGTACCCGGAGGCAGGAGTATTCTGAGCTTCAACGGTATGACATACGCTGCAACGTACTGCGTAGCCATCATTGCGCCGTTAGCAAGGTTTGTACCACTTAGCGACGACACATAGGTCGTTCCGTCGATCATCACATCGAAACGTGATACCGCTGCAAGTGTGTTGTTGGCGAATGCTCCTTCTAACTCGATCAACACAGGGCGAACCCCGGTCAACTCAACCCTCAGTTGATAGTTTGCGATGTCTAGGTCAACAGGGGTAGTGCTGGCGGTTGTCTGGTTAGCTGCTCCGGCTCTCACTGTAGCCAGACCGTAGGATGGTAGCATGAGATAAGTGAGTTCATCACTTATCTCGTTCAACTTCTCCTTAGTGATTGCGTCGTTTGTTTCCCATTGTCGTGGGGTCTTCCAAAGTAGGGTCATGCGTACACCTTCTGTCTATCTCTTGGTACGATCAAATCAGTATAATCCGCTACGGTTGCATCGGTTATGCCGAACCCGTAGATATACACTTTAGCATCTAGGTAGTCGTCTGTCGTTTTCTGTAGGTATGCCCATGCCGATTTGTTTCCCGACGGTATGTTTACCTCAAACTTTGTGACGGCTGTATTTGAAACTGTCTGTGCCTGCGTTCCAATGGTAGAACCATCTTCGGCAATAACTATTAGCGTGTAGCTCACTGCCACACTGTCCACATCGGTACGAGCGTACAACGTGTACTTATGTGATGTTGCAGTGTCAAGTACAACCCCTCCAACCTTAGCATAGTCGCTGTAGCGTAGGTTCTGCACGTTGATGGGCAGGTGCGGGAACAATATAGTATTCCCATCGAACAGCTTGAACCCTACCGAACTCACATCATCTTGGTTCGCCCCGTTAGGTCGCGCTCTCCATGATATGTCGGTGTGCTGGTTATACTGCCCGATCTCCTGCGTGAAACTTGTACCCCCCGTATGTGCTGACGTGCCAGTCCACTGTGACATATGCGTAGCGCCTGACATACTGGTAGCGAAAGCGTACAACCGAGCGCTGCCTTGATTAGGTGAAACGCTGTAGCGGGTTATATACTTCGCTCCGGGCAAAACAGGTATCGTCGTGTAGAACTTAGAACCAACCAAAGTCACTGCTGCGTCACGACCATCAAGGAAGTTAGCACCTAGCAACACACGTATGTTGGATAGGTTGGCGTTCTGGTAGTAAGGTGATACGAACGTCAGCCAGGCCAAAACATCTTGACCCGTTGGCATTTGACCACCGAAGTATCCTAGTAGGTCATAAGAACGATAGTTCGTTGCTATGATCTTGTTCGTCACTGCTGCACCTGTACTGTCTGTCGTTGGGTGCTGCTGCAATCCTGTCATAGGGTAGAAGACTTGCAGTTGATCGCGTGTTGGTGCAAGCACCAGTTTGTTCAACGCTCCAACCCCTGTACGCCAGACCATGATGCGGTCAAGCCCTTCTTGCTGCCACAGGTCTTGGGTGAACGTACCACCGTTTGCAGGCTTAGAGTTAAGCTGCATATCCAGCGGTATGTAGTTCTCATACTCAAGTTCTACAACACTCGTATCAGCACGGTAGATTTCTTCTGACAAAGACCGTGCGGCGTAGTACGTCACAGTCAAGGTGTGACTATCGCTAAAAACGAAGTCCTCACCGATTATTGCATGATACTGTTGACTTTCAGCCGATTGTGTCTCTGACAGGATTACGATGTCACCAACACTAAGCGCCAACACTCTGTCGAGGTCAGCTTGATTACGAACAGTGATGGAGAACGACGTAAAATCACCACGCGCCTGAGCTTTATGCTGCATCAGGAAGTCACCGTAACTTTCAGCTTGCGCCTCAGTTGTCAACACCTTAGAACTATACGTAGATAAGTGTCTACCCTGTACATCTTCGATGCTGTCTTGGTCTTCTACTCGCGTGATCTCTCCGTTGCCTGTTTCTAGGTAATCCCCCTTGATGGTCAACGCCACCCACAACACGACCTTGTTACGGTTCACGATGCGGAGCTTAGGACGTGCGCCAGCTTCACCCAAGAGTTCAATGCCGATGTTATCTGTCTCGGCCTGTGTCGCACTTGCGCCCGACGTATCAGTCTTGATGCCGGGGTCTTTGTTGTAGACGCTCTTGGTCATACCATCCAACGTGTACTCAATGACTGTCTTGTGCAACCCTTCTGAGAATGTTGGGTTAAGTTCGATCACCCATGTCTGGTCAGCACTGAGCTTAACCGGACGCTTTGTTTCCCAGACCACTTGGTTCTGTAGCTGTTTGTTCTTAACAATGGTCACTTCAACGGCGTTGATGATGTCAGTACCGTACTCATATTCGGCCTTGTTTACGGTAGTGTCTAGCGAGAATGTGTCCGTTACGTCTGCCTCAACCCAATGGTTGCGGTTGTAGATCGAGATTGTACCATCACGGTTGATGTACAGTTGCGCGTTCTCGCTCTCAAGTGTATCGCCTAATGCCTTACGCGGGTCAGTTTGTTGTGACCAATCGCGCCCAGACACTTCGATGATGTTCACACCTTCGTCTACCTGCGTGTACAACTGTGATGTGTCCTGAGTGTAGGCATTGCTGCCGACACGAGTACGTAGCCCGACAAACGATTGCATGGCTACTCTGGGCGCTCTCCAACCTGAGTTTTCAATGATGGCCTTAGCCAACACGTCCATAGTAGTGTTCGTTTGTACAGGTACAATCAGTGACCCCTCGGCTAGGCGGTACAACCCTTGCTGGCAAGATAGGCTTGCTTCTAGTGTCTGGCTTGTTCCCGGTACTACGTCAAACTGATATGTCCACCCAGACCAAATATCCTCCCATGTGCTGCCGTTCTGCACTTGTACCTTAACCTTAAGGTTTGGCTTCAGATACCCGTACAATGGGCTTGCTGTATTGCTTGGGCTAAAGCGTAGGTCAGCATTGTTCAATGAGAACTCGGCTTGCCCTTCGCTTGGCAGTTCGTCAAGGAAGTTGGTCTTACCATTCTTAGTTGACACATGAAGCACGTAGTCGGTGATGTCGTCATAGCCGTAAAGTTCACCAGCATGGTAGGGGTACAAACTTGTGCCTGACACAATCATGAACCCACTAAATTCCACATCTCCGGCGTGTGATGCGTCCACTGGTACGCCTGATTTTTCTGCTGTGAATGTTAGCCAAACACCGCGCTTACTTGTACTGCCTGCTACCTGCATGTCCACCCGCTGCCAGTTCGATGTCACTGTGATGGCAGTTAGTGCAGTATCAGTTATTGTATTACTACCAATGTTTACTACGTGCTTAGTCGGTGTAAGTTTTGTTATCCCGTTGGTCGAGCGAACCCAATAACTAAGTGTGTACGTGGCGTTGTCGCCGGGGTACGCATAAGTAAACTGAGTTTCTTGGTAGGTGATGCCCGTATCCCAGAACCTAGTTGGCAGTGACACCGTACCGTTGAACAGCATGATGCCCCCCAAGTATTGACCTACTGATGCAATGGAGGCGTTGATGAATTGCATGTCAATGTAGAACGCTGTAGCACCTGCTGGCGCTGTGAACACGTACCGAAGGGGTATCCATGTATCTGGTGTCAACACGATGTCTGTACCCGCTACGTACTGCCTACCAAATGTCGGGTTGCCTGCTGCACCTCCGTTGGTGTATATGCGTGGTTGACAGGCTACAGTCGTGAACCCGTTCGCTAGGAAGTATTTCGGTTGGTATACATAGAACACAAGCGTGTAAGTCTGACCTGCTACGATTGCAGGAAAACCCCCATAACTAACAGCGGTGCTATTGAAAAATATCTGCTGGCTGTACAGTTTTGGCACATCTGCCCATCCGTTCTGGTCGATACGATGTTGCGTACCGGACACAGTAGCGTTGACCCCTAGAGCAAAGCCGGAGGAGGTCGTGTTATGGTAGATGTAGTTTCCAACCAGCCCATTGTCGTTCTCTGGCTTCTCAGGTACTAGCACCGCACCGTTGGATGTCAGGTAGTAGCCGTTATGCCCTTGTGCGTTCACTGACCCCGTAATCAGGTTTGTAGGGTCGCCTACGTGCGGTTGAAACTTCTTGTAGTCGTCCCACATGAAGCGAATGCTGGTTGCTTGATCGCCTAGACGGATGCTACGCTTCAGCAAACCACGATTGTCTGTGTCCACGTAGTCAGTGTAGTACGAGTTCACAAACGAACTATCGAACCCCTTCAGGTAGGTTCTGCTAGTATACAGCGCGTTCGGAAACAAGTTAGGGGGTGTGCTTTGCGGCACACCCTCGTTCATGAAATTGTCGCCGTCCCAATCGACTAAGACACGGCGATTGATTACCTTATCGTCTATACTTGTCAAGGTTAATACCTCTCCTCTTGGCCTCCCGCATGAACTTCTCGAAGTCTGTACTCTCGTAGAAATTAAACGTTGGGCTACTGTTGTCTACCTGCTGTACTTGCTGCTGTGTGGGTAGTGCGGCCTGACTTCTGTACTCGTCAGCTTGACCCTTATTCAAGACCATCTCACCCCGGTGAAGATTAGCGATGTAGTTGTCAAACGGGATGGACTGCATACCTACCGCGCCAGTACCATGTGACTGGTTCTGTGCTGTACCGTTCTGCGCTGTCGCTCCCTTAGTCGGAGCTTCACCACCAGCTTGTGACTGGATTGTGAAGACCACCGTCTGACCGTTCAAGGCGTTCATTTGACCTGCCAAGTCCTTGATCGCGTCCTTAGCAATGTTGACGGCCTTACCAATGCTATCCATTGTCGTAACCATCTTCGATTGAACCAGCGGCATTTTCGTATCCACTGTAGACTGTAGTGTTCCTACGTCTGTCACAAAGTTCGTGAGGAATGTACCCCACACTGACGTAACCGACCCTTCCGGCGCAAACGCTTTAGTAAAAGCGTCTACGAACGGCTGTGTCATACTGTTAGCTGCTGCATCCATGTCACCGGAATTAGCTGCTACAGCGTTCATCACAGCAGTAGGCATGTTAGCAACCACAGGGTCAGCCCAAGACTTAGTTGCCTCATTTACGTCACCCGGAACTACCTTCGCATCAATCGGTATCTCCAACTCAGTCGCAGCTTGTCCAGCAACCTGAGTTCCACCGTTACCGCTTCCATAAGCGTTATTTATCCATTTGCCGTCAGTCACGGCGGTAGTGTCTACCTTAGTGTCGGCTGAAGGCTTAACGGTCAAGTAGTTCAACGACGTTTCGATCTCTGCCAGCATTACCGGATTGTCTTTGTAGTAGTCTTTCAACCACCCGCCGACTGTAGCCGCGTCCATCCCCGTAGCGTTCATGAGGTTCAACACCTCGCTACCTGTTGGGTTCTGGGTCTTCTGGTAGGCAATCGTAATGGGGATTAGAACCTCCATTGCGGTTTTATCTTCAGTTGTCACAGCAATGTTTAGCGCCTTCATCAAACCGTTAGGGTCTGTGATGTCCGCTGCCAGTTCTGTAGCCCACTTCTCACCCCATTGACCTGTCAGTTGCGGTACAATCTCCGAGGCATTGATCGCCAGTGTCGAACCAGCCAGATAGTTGTTTACACTATCTTCTAACTTCACACTAAGTTCTGCTGCATCGCTTGTGATTACTGCATCACCCCACGCTGCCTGTATCTTAGTATTGTTGGGGTCAAGAATGACCTCCGCCCCTAGAAGTATTTCATTGATGTCTGCGAGTGTCTTCTTAGCATCACGACCAAAGTCACGGAACTTAACCATGATAGGGTTTAGCGCGTCGTTTGCTAGGCTACGAATGTTTGTCCACATCTGTGACCAAGCGACTTCAACCTTCTGTGCAAGTCGCGCAAACGGGTCAGCACCGCTACCCCCAAACCCATCCTGCACCCCCTCCTTAAGCGGGTCGAGGACGATAGTCTTGAGCTTATCACCCGCTTTACTTGCGTCACCGCCTGCAAGGAAGTCCCACCCAGAGTTAAGTGCCTCGCCTAGCATGTAGGCTACACGTCCACCAATAAAGCCGATGGTACGTGCCAGTGTAGGAATACCTTCTGCTTCCATCCACTTACCCATGTTATCGAACAGGGTCTTCATAGCTGCCGTCAGTGCCGGGAACTTATCAGCGAAACTCTGTGCTGCATCTGTAACGCCAGCACCTACGTTTGTCTTAAGCACCCCGGTAACAGCATCGTATACCGCTGTATCACCAGAGAAGTTTGAACTACTGGTATCAAACCAACCAGCCATTGCAGTTAGGACTTTCGCCCCAAAACCATCCAACGCTGGTATTGCTGTACCTGTCACCCAATTTGTGAAGTTGCTCCACATTGTATCAAGGTTCGTCTTAAGTGCAGGCCATGCGTTTGTCACAGCCACGCCCAGACGATCAAAGATAGTTGTAGTGGCTTCTGGCTTTAGGGAAGGTGTCCAACCGTCGATACGGCTTTGTGTCCACGTTGTCACCCCATCGCCGAGCGCTGTACCAGTTTCCTGTGCTAGTCCCGGAATACCAGAGATGGTAACAATATCACCCGCCTTGATCGCTCCACCCTTCCAGCCACCCTTAGTAGCCAGCTTCATGAAGTCGTCCCAACTCACAACGTCCTTAAAGCCTTCACCGTCGTAGAAGTCATATAGACTAATAGGAGGTGCGCCTTCTGGGGGGTTGATCTTGATGATACGGTCAACCGGGATTACTTGCGGTTCTGGCGGTGCTGCGTCCTTCGGGAACAGATCAGCCATGAAATTGTCAATCGTTGTCTTCAAGGGTGTCAAGTCGCCAACGATTGACGTAATGGCGTTCTTGACCTTATCCTGCATACCGTCGAAGTTTGTAGCGAAGGCCACACCCAACGCAGCGATGCCGCCGATGATAAGACCTATAGGGCTTATGAGCGAAGTCAGTAGCCAGATTAGTGGCGCTGCTGCCGCAACCGCACCTACGAAAATAACACCTAGTTGCACCAACTCAGGATTGACTTCCGTAATCTTCTGTAGGAAGTCACTGAACCCCTTGATTAACGGAGTAATCAGAGGCATAATCGCTGTACCAATAGTAATAGCAACGGCCTCAAGAGAGGTCTTCATCAAATCCCATTGGAAAGCGAAGGACTTAGATTGTTGTTCCCAAGCTGTTAGCGTGGCAGTGTCTAGCCCATTATTAAAATCTTTGACTGCCTGTGACAACCCTTCAACGTTGTTCTTGAGGATGTTTGCACCTTCAAGACCCGTCTTAGAGAACATCTTAGCAAAACTAATTTCATCCGACACGCTTGCGAGTGCTTGTACTGCTGCACCCACTGACCCAAACTTCTTAATAAGTTGTGAACCAGTTTGTACACCAAGCTCACGGAAAGCATCGCTCATCGCTGTAGTAGGTTTGAGCATGTTTGTCAGAACTTGCGAGTAAGCTGTTTCTGCTTTCGCTGCACCACCACCGACCTGTGATAGGTAGGCAATAGTAGCGCCCATGTCTTCTAGAGACACACCGAGGTTCGCGCTGGCAGGCAAAATCTTCTGGGCGTTAGTAAGGAACTCCCCCATGCTACCTACGCCGATCTTAACCATCTGTGTCCAAACGTTACCTACGCGGGTCGCTTGGTCAGTGTTAAGTTGGTACGCCGCCATTGTAGCGGTCATAGCGCGAGTAGTTTGATCGAGGTCAGCAAGACCAGCTTCAGCTACTTGGTTAGATGTCTTCCACACCTCCATCGCTTTGGCTTGATCTGTGATACCAGCCGAAAAGATGCTGTACAAAGCCTCTGTTGCTGGTACTACACCTGCTCGTGTCGTCTTGGCAAAATTCATCACTTCAGCAGACAGTCCAGCAAATTTGTCTTCGCTCAACTGCATAATGGAGTTAATATTTCGCATCGCAGCATCAAAGCCAGATGCCGCCTGTACCGCATACGTTCCGAGTGCCACCATCGGCGCGGTAAAGGCGAATGTCATTGTTCGTGCAGCGCCACCGATACCCTGAATAGTTTCCGATAGGATACCAACATCATTTCGGATGTCGCGCATACTCTTACGAAATTCGGTAATATCTGCGCCGACGACGGCCTCCAAATAGGCAAGACGTTCAGCCATTTAATTCTCCTAACAAAAAAGCCGAGGGCTTTGATACCCCCGGCTACGTGCGTCTGCTTAAGTTCTTCCGCTGTTCAGCCAGTTTGTTTTCGCCACGATTTTTCTCGTTCCAATATCCAATAACATCGCCGAAGTCTCGCAGGTTCATTTTGTCGATCTCTGCGAAACTATGACCCATCTCCCACATACGCACACGCCACACGCGAATGGATGTGGCTAAGTCGAGAGATTGATCGTAGGCGATGCCCAAGTAAACAGCGTCAGCTAGTTTTTTCCCGAAACGATCTGCTTGTAGGCTTCATTGAGGGCCTTATAGACAGTCGCCCCGATGGTGAACGAGACAGGCTCTTTGCTGTCTGTGAGTTTTTCCCAAGTAATGACTTCCTTGAACATTGGTTCAGTCTTGTCAAATCGACCAGTACGCCGGAACTCGTCAAACTGCATAAAGCGTTCGGTGTCCCATGCGCTGAAGTCAACCTTGACCTCTGAGATGTCCAAGTCTTCAATGTACTTGCCGATAGTTTCCATGATGGTACGAACCACTTCCGCGCTCTCAGCAACGCCGAGTTTCATGATCGCGTTCTTCTGGTTCAAGTCAGTCTTGTAGTCCCAAGATACGATCATCTTCTGCGCCAACTCGAACGTGGTTGGGGTGTCGCCGCTACGGAAGGCAGTAGCGAATTTGTAGTAGTCGCCGTAAGTCCAGTTGTCGGGCAACATGCGAATTTTGTTTGTCATTGTCTCGATCTCCTATAGTTGGTTGGTTGTCAAACTGAAAGGTAGTTCAATCGGTTGTTACGCTAATTAAGCGTAGATGCTGTCAAACGGTACGACCATCGCACCTTGACGCTTACCTGACATATCCGCTTCGACAACGGCATGGTCAGGGAAGGAAATGCTGGCTTTGTCAAACAACGCCCAGAAAGCGAAGTATTTCTGTCCAGCGGTCTTACCCTGTTCGTAGACATACAAGATGCCACGATTACCGGGTTTGACGGCGATGTTCCAGTCTTCGGTGGCACGGAACAACGACAAGTCGAAGGTCATGCTTTCCTTAACAGGAATTTCGGTTGCTTCGTTTTCGCTGATGGCGGTCACGTCAACGGTGTCAACGGTCACTTCATACGAGAACTTGCTGATCTGTGCTGAGAGCGTGTACAGCTTGCTACCTTGTGTGGTAACGACTGTGGTGATGTCCGGGTCTGCCGTACTGTTGCCAGTGAGGGCGATGCTCTCGAACACGATGGTGAACCAGCCCAAGCCGGGGTCAGCCGTCAGTGTAATCGCTGCATTGCTTGCCCCAGATGCCACGATGTCGCCAGCAGCAAGGTTAGGCAGAGCATCCAACGCGGCATTGATCGCAGTCAAGTGCGTGGCGATGGTAGCACTGAAGGTGATCGCAGCGGTCAGGTAGCCGTTCACACGAATTTTGTACGTGCCTGCACTGATGCCAGTAGCGAATGCAACAGTCTGCACATGATCGCCTTCTGCACCGCAGGGGAGGTACTGAATAACAATATCTTTGGACGTAAAACGCCCATTATCAACTACACAAACTGCCATTTCAATTTTCTCCTAAATTAAGCATTAGTCGGAAAAGACCTCCGACCATGAATTGCGGTGTGTTCTGCACTTGATACCGATCAAATATAGGCATTGTTTCCTGTATTGTCGTTACTGCGCTCACACCTGAATAACGGGTAACAACCGGACACCGATCACCGAGAAGCGCAATCATATTAGCGAACTCACTCGCACGGTTCATATCGGCTGTGTGAACTACAACTTTCCATACTGTATCCGAGTACGACTGACTTACCCTAGTCCCTTGATAGCGCCCTCCTATTATATGAGAAACTACTATATACGGTAATTCTATATCCGCTTGCACATGTTCCCAGAAGACCTTGTACTGGTCAGTCGTACCTTCCAGAAGGAAGTTGGCTTTGATGGGGAACACGCTAGTTGGTTCTTCAATGGCAAGCAGTGTATCAATCAGTACATCTTTTTCAACTACTTGCGCTGCTATCATAGTCTGACAAACCTCTTGATATTACTGGCAAAGTAACCTTCAGCGCGTATCAAGGCCGGAGCAATGAACGGTAGATTATAATAGTCCGGGTCTTCAAGCGCTTGGGCATAGTTATACCCGCCGGGGTCATTCTCCGCTGTATCAACACGCACGTACCACACTTCGGCATTAGCGTTGTTAGCAAAGTGACCCTCAGTGTCACGTCCTTGATCGTCTACCATAATACTACTGTCTAGAACGCCTGTGTCTATAGCAGGTGGGTTGCCACTACCAGCCTTTTGTTTAGACCCCGACCAGCTTGATCGAATGTCCTCTACGATGGCCTCTGCTGTAGCCTTTACGCCTTCGCCTACCTGCTTCTGTAGTGTGTCCTCAACCCGCACCATTGTGCGCCAGTTATCTTTTACTAACAGCTTAAGAGTAAGCATCCATTTTCACTCCGGGGGTGGCGATAACACATTCAATCGTGCCATCGAACCTACTCATATCTTTGCGCTTTCTAACTTCGTATATCTCAGTCGCGCCCGTAATGGGGTTAATTAAGTGTATGAGGTCAGAAGGTTCAACACTGCAATCGAACGGGAGTTCCAAGTTATACTCGTCTACTTCCGTCGCCTGTACCTTCAGCTTATCCGGTCTGAAAGCACGACTTAGGTCTGCTCTGCAAGGGATGGTTGTCTTGTTTCGCCACACTCTTGCAACGGGAGTGTCGGAAGTCATGACCCCACCGACAATGACTTTATTTGCACCGGACTTAGGATAAATCATACAACTATCCGGTAGCAAATCCTTGATGATACGTTCACGGAGAATTTTGACAATTTTTAGACTGTCCATTAGAAGTGCCACTTCCCACGACCCTTACGGTCAAATGAGCGAATGCGCTTACCTCGGTAATACATCGCACGTTCAACGCAGTGGTCGTACTCCTGCTTCATATTCATCTTATTGTTCTGTGCTTTCCAGTCGATATAGTTAAATCGCTGGTCTGCCTTAGTTTGCCATAGATCAGCCAGCGCGTCGTACAACTGAACAACAAAGCCGTAGGCTAGGTATTCTTCGTCACTTTGCGCTGTCTCAAAAGTCACCTCCGCTGTTAGCGGGTTGAACGAGAATGGTGCAGGGTTCACAGCTTCCGAGGTGGTGTACACCACGATAGCATTCTCCATCGTAATCGACTGAGGTGCTACCAGCCGATATACCATGTAGTCTGGGTCTACTCGTTTCATCTTTATTGTGCCCCGCCGACCATTACGATCAGCTATTTCTTGCAACTGTGCGTCCGTCCAATAAGTGACCCCATTGAACTCGTCGTCTGTCGCTGCTGCACCGAATTGTCGGAGGTCGCTGATTATGGCTTGCATTGAAGTTCTTAGTGCCATCTAGTTGTCCTCCACATATATTGACAGTGAAGCATCATCTTCAAGCCCTGCCGTTGTTACGATGTGTAGGTTTACCTTGTAGGTATTACCCGCTACACCACCTTCAAGCCAGACCACTGCGCGTGTACCACTGTTTACGATGCTCGGATTACTGTCTGTCAATCCGTCAGGAACATCCCATGTCGCTGTGGCTATGGTATCAGTCCCAAGCCACTCAGACCAATCTATGAAGTAGGGCTTCTTAGCCTGTGGGTCTTTTTTAATCATGGCTTAGTCTGCCGTGATTACTAGCGCACCGTTGGCGAATGTCACTGTGTTACCTACACGACAAGGCTGTGCTGTGAAAGCTGCGCTGACCACTAGGCAGTTACCCCCAGAGGCCGCATCCCACATAGACCAGTACGTCACGTCGCCCCAATCAACTGTAGGCGTGGGAAACGTCCCTACAACCCCATTTGACTTCGACCCACCACTTGCATTTGGAAAGCTGGTAGTGTTATTGGTAAGCCCTACACGAGCATAACTACCACCACTTACTTCCCCAACACTTCCGGCCTCAGTCGGGTCAGCAGTATGAAGCGCAATATAAATCGTAGCAGGAGGAGTGTAAGGCGTATTGCCAAACACATGGTCAAGCATTTTGTTTTCTAAGTAATTGCTTGCGCTCACTTATAAATACCTCGTATTTCTTCGGCGATATATCGGCCTCTTACTTCTTCTAAGATGTGGATACCGTCCTTCTCAGAGACTACTAGGCTAGGGTCATTTGCATTTATCCTACCAGTAGCCCGGAACAGTACCGCCGCTAGACCTGCTATCTTACGTGTAAGCGTTAGGTGTCCAGTAGCTCCTAATGAAATAAGTGTTGTGCCTATCAGGTTTACTTGTCGTTTGATCGAACCACTCGCGCCGAAGGTGAGGGGTGAACTACCTGCTAGGTTTACTTGTCTGCTCATTGTCCCAGATGCAGAAAAAGTTATCGCTGTAGACCCTGTAATGTCTACCTGAGAACTTCCTGCCTCAAACATCACGTCCATGCCATAAGCTGACCTACCGCCAGACCCGAATATAGGGAAGGCGTTCACAGGGCTTTCGATGTAGCGCCCTTGTTCGGTCATGCTGTCGGGCGTGTTACCAAACCCGTATACAGTTATATCACCAGATACTACGTCACTGTTAAACCCACCGAAAGATGCTGACCAGTTGCCCAGATTAAAGAACACACTGACCATATACGGGGTGTTTGCATTGATCGCTACCGGAGTGTCGAACAGAACTTCTTTCCATCCGTTACTACCCATAGCCGGAGCTACTTTAGTGGCTAACTGCGTACCAGACACAGACCACAAACTACCTTCTCGTGTATTGCTAGGGTAGTTGTAGTTACCTTCATAGAACCTATAGCCTACTATATTACCAGCAGTGGCTACTTTGAAAAGAAAACCAAGTACAATCTGGTCACTGTCGTTACTGATGTTTACCACGCCGGGAACGGTAGAACCAAATACATTCTGAATTGCCATAGTTAGCTCCTATAGAAAAAGGGCGAGGTATTACCCCCGCCCGTTTAGAGACTTAACTATTAGCCAGTTGCGAAGGCGCTGTTTGCCTTAGTGACAATGAACATGCCTTTTTCTCGCCGCCAACCCTTGACACCGTATGTGGTGTAAGCTGCGTACTCTGCGGTACGGCCTTGATTGACCAACTCGAAACTACCACGAACCTTGTCACGGCTGTCGTGAACCAAAGCGTCTGACTGGAACAGCAAGCCCTTAGCAGTCGCCGACTTCTCAGTCACGACCACACCGAGGGAGGCGCTGTTGATGTCCAGAGGCGCACCAGACAGACCAGTGATGAGGTCATAGGCTGACTTCTCACCAATCAAGGTCGGGTTTGCGTAGTCCACAGCAACACGAAGTTCGCTATCAGCATCCAGCCACAGATTAGCCGGAGGGGTGATGGTCATGTCAAGCAGTGTAGTACCACCAACAGTCCATGTGCCGTTACCACTGAAGGTCAGGGCTTCAAGCGCTGCCTTGATGTTAGACTTCATGGTTGCAACGGTTGCTGAAACAGTGATTGCAGCAGTCACGTTTTCACCAACAGTCTGACCGTCAAACAGTGCCAAACGGAACGTGCCGCCAGTACCGTAGACGAGGATGTTGTTGATGATGTTACGACCAACGTAGTCACCCACAACGATGTTCAGATTGTCGAACCCCGGAACTTGCCAGCTACGAATAGCTGCATTGCGGAAGTCCAGAGGAGCGCCAGCGCTCGAACCAGAGAACGCAACCAAGTCCTTGAGGATTTTACGGGCTTGGAAAGGATGCAGAACATGGTAGATCAACCCTGTACGGGCAGTCTTCATGAACTCATGCTGACCGTCAATTGGCAGGTCAAGGCTGTAGTCCACTGCGGAACTACCAAGCGTACCACCGATGAAGCTGTCATAAGCAGTCTTCGTCAGGTCACGCTCTTTGGCTTCACCGATTGAAGTACCCAATGCTTCGACCACATCGCCGATGATGTTTTCGAGGTCGGTGCTTACGCGCCGATCAGAAATTCGGTAACGATCACCGATTTCTTTGGGTTCAATCTCAGCCTTCCGCGCACGAGCCAAAGTCGTGTTCGGAATTTCGGTATCTTCAGCCAGCGTTTGAGCGCTACGGAACTTCAGATATTCAGAGATTTTACGGACGTTCCATCCGGTCATGTCACCGTAGTTAGTGACGCGGGGAAGCATGACGTACTTACGCTGTGACCAACGCAGTGCGCCCATTTCAACATGGGGAATGAAGCTCTTGCCATTCCCGTAAATTTGCGATAGACCATTAAGTGCCATTTTTACTCACCATCTAATCCGAGATTTTTGAGGATACGAGCATTCAAGGCATCTGCGTCCGGTGCGCTTGGTGCGCCTCCAACCTGATCGTCAAAGCGATAATTGCTCTTTTCGAGAATTACAGCCGCACGTTCTGGGTCTTGGGCTACCTCAAGCAGTTCGAGAGCGTCTGCGCCCAAACCATGCTTTTCTGCGATGGCACGAAGTTGTTGCTCACGAGTAGTCTTTGCAGCTACCTGAGCTTCTTGTTCTGCCTTCAACCGCGCCGTGAACTTCGCAAACAGAGCGTCCTCATCTAGAGGTGCTACTGCGTCGGTTGGCTTCTGTCCAACTTTTGCTTTGTCCGGCGATGCAGGGGTGTCGTCTTCTTGTCCGGGTTCTGGCTCACCAGCCAGTTTTTCCAAATCAGCACGGAGTTCTCTGATCTTTTGCTTACGGCCTTTACTCTCATCCACGACCTCACGGTACTTAGGATGTTCATAGACTTTCTTCTCAAGAACTTCGGCGGGGATGTCGAGCTTATCTGGCTCAACTTCCACGAATATGAATTGTCCCTTATTTTCTGGGTCTTCCTGCTTAACGAAATATGCCATTATTTTGTTCTCCTGAACATAACTGCCTGCACTACTGCACAGGACTTGGAAATTTTATGGCCTACTGGCCTTTATACATAAATCTAAGTGTCAAATAATTCTTAAGAACGGTTGATTGCCCCCATTGCTGTCGAAGGCGTTGGGGGCAAGACAACCAAGAGAACTACCATTCAACTATATATTATAAGCCCATAATACGTAGTTGTCAAGTAGCAAAATTACTTCTTTGGTGCAATTGGCTGTGCAGACTTACTAGCAGATGTCTTACCCCCACCAGCAGGTGTGGCAGGTGCAGGCATAGCCTCTGACATCTTCTTAGCGTTCTGTGCAGCAATTTCACCTTGTTGCAGCGCACGTTCGTCGGCTTGTTGCTGTTCAGATAGTTTAGCTGCAAGTTCAAACTTCCAGTCGTCACCCATCTTAGTTGCAGCGGTACGAAGTGATCGAGCGCCCAGACCAACCATGATCGTGTTTTGGTTTGCGATTTCAGTATCATCCACTGGCAGAGGTGTCGGGAAGTGAATGCTGATGTCCAGCGTTTCAGGGTTCTTAGCGATTGCCCCTGCTTCAAAGCCCATTGCCAAAGCCAACATAACTAGGCGCTTCAGACCAAAACCGTAAGCTGCTTGTAGCAACTCATTCTTGCTCAGAGCGTCCAAGAACAGAGTACGAACCGAGGCGTTGGTTACACGTTGTAAGTCCTTAGCCTCACCTTTCAACAACACTACCCGCGCAACAGCTAGGTACGTTTCGATCAGCTTATCCAGAGTTCCACTGATACCTGCAAGATCACCCTTCAACTCAAGACGTTGGAGTTTTGCTCCGGGCGATGCTATTGTTATCAGTCCCTTGCTTGGTTCTACGTCGTCAGGGTCAGCGCCGATCACTATATCCACAGGGTCAGCATTTTCACTGACCAACTTATTACGCAGGGAGACAATGCGATTGATTGTATCCTGTAGTGTCTGCTGCGTGAACTCACCCATACCGTAGTAGTCGTCTGGGTGTGGTAAGTGTGGGAACTCAATGATAGGCGGTATCAGCGACTTATGTATCGCTGGCTTACCTTCTAGCTCAAACACGCCACCACCACCTATGGCAAATTCAAGCTGGTCAAGACCTATTGTACTGGAACTACCGTGCGCTGTAACGTCACCGGGGAATGGGTTGTTATTGTCCTGCCGACCTACTGATTTGTAGGTGTAAATGACCCATTGTTCCTTGTCTTCGTCCTTAACGAAGTCTTGAATGTAAACCTTGTCGCCGACCATGTAGCGCATCTCGTACCAAAGTACATCGGCTACATCATCTGCTTTCCAGTATACGGTCACGCTAGTAGGGTCAAGCACCGTCATGGTAGGGTAGACACCCTTACGCTGCCTACGCTTCTCTGGTGCTGGTTTTATGCGTAGGAAGGCATGTCCAGACAAGAACCCACGTAGACCGAGCTTAACCAGCGCTTGCAACCCACCGTTGGCCTCAAAGAATGCCTTAATCCATTTCTCCTCATCAGTGTCTTCAACACTGGCGGGGTCAGTTTCGATGATAGGCATTTGAGGGAACAGAAAAGACACTGTTCGGTCAGCAGTCATTTGAACCAAGTTAATGACAGTATTGTCGTTAAACTCGTCTTCATCCGGGTCATACTCCAATTGGTCTAGGTGTTCCCCGGTGTAATACTGTAGCGCGACACGGTACTTCTCGCGTCGTTTTCTGCGTTCTTCTTCGACCTCACCATTGAAGTCATTACGTCCAGCCTCCGTAGGCGGTACGTATCGTACTGCACTCGGCATTATCTCCGTCCTCTCAAATGCGTTCTCGTCTTTTTGCTACGGAACGGGTTTTTAACTGGCGCTTTTTCTTCCAGTTGCTTTTTAATAGGCTTCGGTCTGGGCATACCTTTGTTCGCCAAATACAATCCTGAGACTGTATCATCAAAGTTGCCTTCTTCTGCGTTGTATGTTATGTCAAGGCCGGACTGCGTTCTCTCGCGCTTGTAGGTAGACATTTCGTTCAACTGTATTTCACCATATGACCCCGGTTCAGGTATCAGTGTCTTCAGACGATCATACTCTATGTCCGCTGCAAGTCGCTCCACTAGGTTACGCTTAGTAGCGTTGTCCATATGGACTGCCTTGATGCTACCACCCCAATCTGCTAAGTAGCTGCGGTTGGCCTGCTGTTCCATGTACTTCTCATGGTCTTCTTTTTGATCGTCTTCGTCCGATTGCTGACTAAGTAGCTGCGTAATGTCGAGGTTTTCTGGAATATCTTCATCGCCACGCAGGATAGCCTTCAATAGCTCAAATAATGTCTCACCTAGACCGTTCTTTTCAAGGTGTGTAACCTCTGGCTTCCAAAGCCGCATGAGGTTCACAAGCTGGCGCATAGTCCCGGCTGTCCCGTAGTTAAAGAACCGCTTACCAAATACCTGCTCACGAGTGTACTTGTCGATCACTGTGAACGTGGTAGCGTCGTGGTTGAACCCAAAGTCAATGCCTGCTACATACGTATGCCCTACCTCTGGCTCAGACTTCATCTCAATCACTGCGGCTTTTTCTGCCCCAGAGAACACACCAGAACCGTCGGCTAGGAACTCAGCAAGAAATTCTTCTCTAAACTGATATTCGGGCATACTAAGCCGAAGTTCTTCAAGTAGCTCCGGGTCTTGGTAAGGGCTTACGGTAGATGGGGCTTGCCACGATTTGTACAGCTTGTTGTTCGGGTCGTTGCCGGATGTATATAACTTCCAAAAATAGTTACGACCATTGGGCGTGGACGTGAATAGAACCACTCCATGACTAGCAGTAACCATAGGCAGAACAATTGAATACCAGACATATTCGCCATTCCTAAAAAATGCCGCTTCGTCCATTACAATGTAGTCGGCTGTGATACCACGCATATTGTCTGGTTCGACTGCGGAGCGTACTGAAATTTCGCCGCCATTAGAAAAGATAATTTGTTTTGCAGCTTGGGATATTTTCTTAGTAGGTATCCCAGAATTTTCGACCAGCTTAACTAGGTCGTCCCAATGGCCTCGCGCTGTCGGGATGGAAGGGGCAACCCACACACATCGCTGATTGCGGTTGATGGCACGATCTAGCAGTGTATACTTGGCTAACCAAGACTTACCTGCCTGACGACCAATCGCTACCACAAAGAACCTGTAAGGCTCGTCTTGTGCGTTCTTGATTACCCCATCGAGATGGTCAATGATTTCTTGCTGCAATGGGTAGGGCTTAAGGGCAAACTTGACTTTCGCTATTGCCATTAAGCACCACCGATAACGTATACTTTTTCTTCGTCTTCTTCTGGCAAAGCCCGTTCAGTAGTGTACTGTGTCGGCATACCAGCCAGACGACGTGCCATGTTGTCTTTTTTCTCCCACGCATCAATCAATTTCTTGACTTCGTTTGCGTCGGTAGGCTCACCTGCTTGCTGCTTTGTCCGAACCTCGTTAAAGGCTCGATCTAATATCTCATTGACAACTGCAAGCTGCTGCCCCATCACAATCACAATGTTCTGTTGAAACTCCGCTAAGGCTGTTTCTTTTACAGTAATCGCACTGTTGGTTCTGTAGCTGTCGTATGCCGCTGTTCGTTCGCCCCAATCGTACTTCGCCGACCAGAGTTCTACTCCCGATGTCGAGGATAACCCCAACTTTGCAGCTACATTCGCTATGCTCCTGCGTTCCCCCGGTTCGCCATAAGGTGGCATCTGTAGGTACATCGAGAACGCTGCGTAGGCTTTCGGTGTCTCCTCCGGTAGACGCTCCCACGATTTCCGGGTCGTCATCTCCTGTGTCATCTATAGGGTGTCCTTCCAAGTAAATGGACGCAAAAACGGCATCCTCCACCGGACGACGTATTGTGTTATCGTCATCGGGTAAGTTTGCCCAAGTTCTACGCCACCACTCATTATACTGTTGATGTCTTTCCGCGTGTTCTGCGTCATATTTGGCCTTATGCTCTCGTATTTTTGCCACGTTGTCTGCTCTGTACTTCTTCATGTATGTAGCATAATCAAACGGCATAACGTCTCTCCTGTACACACGCCTATATACATTATAAACCCATAATAATTAATTGTCAATGGGCAAAAATAAACCCCCGATTAAGGGGGCTTACTTTAACGCTGATTTGCTTGTGCTTTGTCAAGCTGTATCTCAAGCTGTTCGATGGTGTTCTGCATCTTATTGAGGTGTGAGGCCAAGAACTCAGCACTGTGCTTGTACAGGCCGGAGAAGTTAAACCCCTCCGCTTTGTTGATGACTGCGTACCTGTCGCCGGGGTCATTGCCACGCCAATCACCTTTTGGCATGATCTTGACTTCGTACTTATTCGTCATCGGCGGTATCCTCGTAATCGTCGCCATAGCCATCTCCATACTCATCGCCGTTGTAGAAGTCGTCGGCATGTTCTTGCTCGTTACGGATTGCAGCGGTTAGCGCGTAGTCTGGGTGTACACGTTCCATCGTAACGAACGGAGTGACCCAACCCTTGTTAGTCAGGTTGTGAAGAACCTGTGAAAACTGCACGTCGCCGACTGATGGGAATGTGCTTTCCTTCAACGTGTCGAAGGTTATCCACTGTGCTGCACCTTCGCCTGACTGAATATCCTCCATGAAGTCTAGGACTACTTGCTCGTGCCACGTTGGTTTGGTGAACTCAGTGGCGAACGGTTGTGCCTCTGCGTAGAACGGTAGGTCAAGTAGTTGTGCAGGTAGTTTACCAGCCAACACTTCCTCCTCAACATGAATGATCGACATGGCGTTGAACACTATAGCCGCCAGATGGTCTTCGCTTCGATCACCCTCTTGATAGGCTACAACGTGTCGCCACAGTGAGGCGTTAGTGCGTTTGACATTCTGACCTTTTTCCCAATTGCGTTCGCCATAGTTCTTAGCCCCACGAACGAGCAAAGCGGAAAGACGTTTCAGCATGTGCAGACCAATCAGATCAAAGCGGTGTTTGCCTTCCTGAGTGTCACGCACTGCCCCGGTAACGAAGCTGTCTTTCTTCTCACTGTGCTTAGTGACGAACGCATCAATCATTGTCTTCTTCTCCTGTTAAGTCTTGGTCGAATGGCATGTCTAGGTGTTCTACTGCGTCAAAGAACGCCGAATAGGACTTAGGTGTTGGTACAGGAATGTCGGATGAGTTCTGGTGCAGGTAGTGTTGTTGCTGAATGTTCAGCTTTTCCAGATGGTCGTAGTAATACTGGTTGGTATCTTCTGCATCTTCGTGCTGACGTTTGAACCAGTCAGTCCATATCAATTGGTCTAGTGAATACCCTCTGGACAAGATCACTGGTATCTGCATGTGGTATTTGCTCCTGTATCCATATCTTCAAATCGTCCAAATTCTGCGCCCAGAACCCAATCACCAGCAGCTTGTTAGCCATTTGTATCTGCACCGCTGTGTGGGGGTGAACAAACAGAGTATCGCTGTACCATTGAATGTCTGTTTTGCTTAACGTCTTAAGCACTCGCAGTTTTCTGCCGCTTACCTCTACGCTGTCAATGCCGTCTTTGCGGAAGTAAAATGCTTGGATGAACAAGCCCGGAAACCTTTTATGGGCGTTACCTGCGTACAGATTGTTCATCAGTCTGTGTAACTGCCATTCTTGAATAGTTGGCACGTCCAACCACTCCGGTATGACTACCTTATTCATGATAGCACCTCTTAGTAGTCTTGTCAAGGGCGGACTAGAATTGTTCGCCCATAATGACTGTTTCGACTGCGGTAGGGAAGTCTGTGGTCTTCTCATCATTGAGAATACGCATGACCTTCTGCTGTTGCGACTGGCTCATTGCTTGGAACATCTTGATGTGATTACCCCGCGCCTCGATCAGCTTGCGGATAGGGTTGTCGGCAAACTCGATGTTCAAGTCCTCGTTCGGATAGCGCCACTTCAAGAACTGCATTGCTTGCTTGGCGTTCTCGATCAAGTAGACCCGCGTACCGTCGCGTGTGCCTCGGACTGACTTCTGCTTTAGACCTACTCGTGCCAGCAGAATTTTTGAGAAGTCTACCGCACGTTCTGCGTCTGTCTCTGTACGCGCATACACCACGTCCCACTTCTGTTTAGGACTGTTGATTACTGCGTCGTAGTTCTCTTTCTGCGAGGCCATCATACGCATGAAGGCGGGAGCGCGTTCATCCAACTGTTCATCGGTCAACTTGTCAGTGATCGAAGGAAACAGGTAGTGGACAGTGGTCATGACCTGAATGAGTGTTATGTTGTTTGCTAGTGTCGTTATCGCCCTTGCTTCATCGGCTAAGTAGCTCTCAGCAGTTTTGAGGGTGTCACCTTGCCGGACAAACGCGCTCAGTGCTGCCGACGCACCTCTGAACGACTGTACTGTCTCGTATATCTCTACGGGGTCAGTATCGGTAGGTATGTTGCCGAACAGAGTGGCCTCGATTGTAGCGTGAATTTCACCTTGCGCTACCTCGATGTCGGTCATATCTGGGTCAGCAGGGTCGTCCCGGTTGATAGGTCGTGTCTCAGGCCAAGTATGCTTGAGTTCCTCCTTCATTTCCTTCTTGACCGCACGTACTGACTTCAGAGCGTAGTTGACTAGCGAACTCTGGCTAACAGGGTCAGCGTCTTGTACCTCGCGCCCATCACGCTGTAGCAGGCTCACATAGAAGTCACGTACACTACGACGTTGCATACTTTCGTCAGCTACAGACATAGCAGCTACATGTGACCGTACTTGTGCGTCTGGGGTACGTTCTGCCAGAGGCATGTTGATGAGCGATGCCTCGATACCTGCCCGACGAAGTGCTTCACCTAGAACGCTTACTACGTCCGCATCGTACAATGCTTCAGCTTGCTGGTAGAAGACATAGACCTCGGTCTGCTGACGGTAGCGGTTCAGTAGTTGTAGGTTGACGCGAGGTGTCAGGTAGTTGGCTATCTGCACGATTACGTCCGGGTTCACTGAAGTGATCGACACACCGGAGGCCATGACGCTGTTGTAGGCTAGAAGGTCATACTTCTTTGCACCTTCGTTGACGTTCGCCATAAACTCATGTACGTCACGATTACGTTCGGTGTGACTTGTGATAAGCAGTGAACTCTTATCCTTAAGCGCACCCAGAACTTCCATCGTACTGACAACTTCCTCCGCTGCCTGTGCTGTGTCGCAAGCCACAACGACCTTCTTACCTGCCAGCAAACTGGACAAGACGATCTGGTACGCCTCACCTTTTTCGTTCAGTAGGTGTACCGGAGCTTTCTTAGCCACACGTTTGTTGTGGATGATCGTGATGTCGTGCGTACCCTTCATCTGTTCGGCGACGTACTGTGTTACCTGCGTCATTGTAGCGTCAACGCACCAGACATTTCCGCTGTTCTCGAATGCGTCACGGATTACAGCGAACCCTGCACGAGCTTCGATGTCTTTGACGTGGGATGTGTAGAACCCAGAACCCGACCCACCACCACGCGCAAACTGCTGGAACAGTTGGTCGCTCTCCTCGAAGTAGACCAACCCGTACTTATCCATCGTGATTGTCTTATGTACCTTGTTACCAAACGTCTGTAGGGTTGTCACCAATATCTTGGCCTTAGTCAAGGTATCAGCGTCTTTTGTACGTCCGGTGGTCTGGTCGATATACAAGGTTACTGGTAGATGATGCTCAGTCTTGAGTGTCTGGGCTAGTTCAATTGCCAGCTTGGTAGTAGGTACGAAGATCACCGACTTAGGTTCGCCTAGACGTTCGTACAGGTACTTGATGTTGAAGGTCTTACCCGAACCTGTTTGGCTCATCACCAAAACACGGTCTGGCAACACTTCCTGCGAGGCTGTCCAATCCTGAATATACTGCACATCTATCTGGGTCATTGCTCTAGCAGGTATTTCTAGCCCTGTAGTCTGCAACCACCCTTCTTGACGAGCGAGGTACATCAGAGAAGCAACAGTATAACCGTCAGTGAGAGGCCGATGGCTATCCCAACTATCATTGAAACTACTAACCTCGCTGTGTTTACGTCCTGCCCAAACAACAGGATTACTCCCAATATAATCACGCACCACGCTAGAACCGTCAGAACCGTGCCAAGCAGCCATCCACATTTGCATCCATTGGTCATACGTCTTGTTCTCCCATTTAGGTAGAATGTAGCTGAGTAGTTCAAGCACAAGTTTCTCGCGCTCGACTAATGGGCGCTTCATGTGCGCTTCAAGTCGGGCTAGTGCGTCCGGTGTCTTCTCGTAGTTGTGTGCGCCGATCTCTGTAGGTGCAGTAGGATGTACCGGGTTCTGAGCTTGCCACAGAACTTGATACAATGCCATACCCATAACAGGGATGTGGGAGTAATCACCATCATGAAGACGGCGATAATAACCAACATGCCCATAAGCAACCCCCTTTTTCTCGGCCTTATCGGTGTACTGTTGAAATGACCCCGGTAGCCCGATCAATGAGTTCTTAGCACGAATGTCTAGGTTCTGCCAGTGTACCTTAGTGGTGGGCTTTAGTGTGGGAACTTCGTCTGGCAGTATATAGTACAGATGCAACCCGTTCGAGGGGGTTGCTACTACATAGTTCGTCGGCGATAGCGCCTGTATAGCAACATAAGTATCTCGCCCACTAGCATGATCGCCAGCAGGGTCAATATCCAATACCACCAGTCGGGAGTTGGCAGATTTTCCCACCGCCAATATAAGTCCGTCAATATCAGAGTGAGGTAGATACTCACGTAGGTTCTCATCATTCACCTCTAGGGGGACGTGACCATCGCGCTTCATCCAGAATTTCCAATGCGCTATCTTATCACCTGCCCGTTTCGGGACAGGATACAGACCAGCAGTTTGGAAGCCGGAGGCCAGCTTAAGCAGTGTTTCGACTGATGCCTTGCCGTTAAACCCATCTGGCTTAACGTTATCCAAAATTGGTGGTGGGTATTCTGGGTATGTAATTTTGCCACCTCCTAATTGCTTACTAGATATTCATCTTAAAACAAAAGAACCCACCTGTCAAGGGTGAGTTCTCTTTTTGGGATATGTTGGGATTACTTGGGTTATTGTGCCAAGTAGGTTGCGTCACGCACCTTGATGAGCATACGCCCGATTTCGGGGCTATACATCTCATTGATCGCTGGCTTGATTACAACCCCTTCACGCAACTTAGCGGGGTTGATGCTACTTCTGCCGTGTGCGTATTCCACGATGGCGTTGGCAAGTTGGTTATCGCCTTCGCCTACCAAGTCCGAATTGACTGAGGTTGCAAGTTCACCCAGAGTGTTCCAGTTGTTGATAACCGGAACGATCTTCAGTCCACCGTGTTTCTGCCCATTACGGAACAGCATCACGATGTCAATGAACGTCTGGGCAGGTACAGGGTCGCCGTTGAGTTCAAGCTCGAACAGGTAGACCTCGCGCCCCTTCAACCCGTAGTAGTTGCCCTGAATGCCCATACCAACAGCCTCACCACGAATAGTGATGTCGTAGCCGGGGAAGTGGCGAACCAACCAATAGAGGAAGGTGTCAAGGTTTTCTTGGTAGAGAAGCTGCCAGAACGGATGCAACTGATCTACGTTCAGGTTCTCATCACCACGCTTGATCTCGAAGTTACGTTGACCCACATGTACGGTCAACCCATCACGATCAATACGCGCCCACCAGTGTGACCCTTCAAGTTTTTCGGTCACGACGACAACTACATCCTTGAGCGCTTCAGCCGTTGCAGGATAGCGTTGAAGGTTCTCGATGTCGTACTTCCTAACCGTTGCCGGGAGCGCGATGAGGTTATCTGGGCGCCGACCCTTGAAGATGTTTTCCTGAAATTCGACAGGTTCGTACTTGACGACACCTAGTTCCTTAGTCAGGTCAAGACCATCTTCAGCAAACTTGGGGTCGAGGCCGATCACAGACAGCGGTGCTAAAACACCTTCTGACCACATTCCGCGCAATCTGATCGACTTGACACGGAAAGGCTTGCCTTCTTTGACCGGAAGACCAATGGCAGTGGCAAGACCAACAGGAATAACCGCATCGAGAGGAAAATAGGCGACAAGTTCGTTCACAGCAAACGAACCCTTACCCACTACGAACTGATATGTCAGGCCGTTAAGGTGGGCGATTTCGAGTTTATCGGCATTATGGTGTACCCCTAGCGCTCCGATTGATCTGACTTCTACTGCGAATTTCGACATAGGTGTTCTCCTTAGTGTTCGTTACAGCAGGGATGGCAGGGATTGAACCTGCGTAGGTGGGTTTGGAGGCCACTGCCTTTCCGCTTGGCTACATCCCTATAGAGGAGAAGGAGGGATTTGAACCCCCGACCAGCTTGCGCCAGTTACGGTTTTCAAGACCGTTGCAATCAGCCACTCTGCCACCTCTCCATAGAAATAAAAAAGAACGCTCCCCGTAGTGGCGTCCCATGCAATAGTGTGTACGCTCTTGTAGGTACTATGATGGGGAGCATTGACTTTGTTATTTAAGGTGGGTTGACGTTCTTTCCACCCCACTCCGTTTAGTGTTTATTTACCCTCGCCACTAATCAACGAATTTGTCAGCGCTCTATCCACTGAGCTACAGCCCTACTTCTCCGGTACACCACAACGCGGGACGAATTTTCGGGCTGTTGGGAGTCAAACCCAAGACCTCTGACGTGCGGCACGTATGGGGTTTGAACCCATGACCTCCCGGCTGACAACCGGATATTCTACCACTGAACTAACGCACCATTGAGGAGGCTTAGGACTAATTCAAGGGACTACTTACACCCTTTATGGTTTGCCGTTCTTGCCTCGACTAATCAATAACCTGCACATTCACCTCAGTCATTAATGGATGTTATGTGCAGGAGTGAGAGGGGTTGTTGTGCCTCTCACTTATTTAATCTTACACCCGAAAGGCTCAGTTGTCAAGGGGCAACTGCGTATCTTCCGGTAACAGGCCATGCCGCAGGCCACTTGTGGGTTGAGAACTCGTGCTTTGAATTGGCGAAGACTGTGAGCATTGGCAGGTCTTGTCCTGCGACAACATCATAGCGTTCAACAATTCGGGTTCTCTTGTTACGATGCCCAAAGACGACCAAGCACTGTGACCCGGCACGTATGTGCAGTTTGGTTCGATCAGGTAGTGGGAGGTGTAGGTCGATGCCGAGGGTAAGGATGTTGATCTCCTTGACCGGGACACCCAATTCTTCCAGCTTTGCGAACCCCAGATCAGTGAAGTTACCCTGTTCAACGTCGAATAGATAACCTTCATTGACCAGATCAGCAAGTTTGTCATCGGGTATTGTCTCTCCCTTACCGTAATCAGCCATGTAGTCCATTAAGGGCGGAGGGGTGGCTGACCCCTCCAAGACGATTGGTTCGTCCATTATTCGTCCAGCAGACTACCGAGGTCTATGCCAGCTTCGGAGAACAGGTCTGCCAAAGCGCTCAGGCTGGGGAAGCTGCGACGGAAGCGCATCATTGAGGCAAACTCAACTGCATCTTCGCCCGTAATGTAGCTGACCACACCACGCAGTTTGCCGTCTTCCGGGTTGATGCGACTGATGTAGCCATCCACTTCAAGCGCAACGAAGTGTGCTACAGTTTCAGCGGTGATGTCGTCTTTCGCGGCTTCGAAGGCTGACTTAAAGGCGTTCAACTCGGTGATGCTCATGTTCTGGTCGATCTCGGCGATGACGATTGTCGTACCATCACATTCACTCGCAGAGACAGAGGCAATGGCGGAAGCGGGAATGTTCAGACCGACTTTTGCAAGTTCGGCGAGGACTGCTTCCTTCTCGACAGTGATCTCTTTCAATTCTGCTGACATGGGTGTTCTCCTTGTGTGTTCACTCGATATAGGTAGTTTACTACGTTACTGCTTCTTTGTCAATGGTGACTTTTTGTACGCCTTAACGTCACAGCTGATAGCTGCCCCGACCTTGTTAGCAGGGAGGTGCGCGTAGCCTACAGTTAGTAGCTGTACAAATAGGTGTTGTGGGTCGATGTCATGAATGTCGGTGCTGAGTGTTTCATCGACCACCCGTTTAAGCTGGAACAGCCCCATATTGTCTGGGGCAACCTGACACGCAATGTCAAGTATGCGCTGTAGCCACGCCATAGATGCCACTTCCACCCTAGCTGTGCCATACGCACCTTAAGCTCCGATGTTAGCGGTACTACCGGGATACTCCATTTCGATGTGATTTTAGCCATATTACCTCCCGGCTATAACGAGCAAGGTAGCGATGGCGATCAGCAGATAGATACCATAAGGAGTAGGTTTGATGTAGCGTCGCTGCCGATACGACCATTTGCGCCCATCTTTAGTGTACATGTGTTTACGCATTGTGTTGTCCTCCATACACTTACTTTACCACACTCCGGGACGTGTGTAAAGCCCCAATTTTTGAATGTACTAACAGGCCATTTTAGGGCTTGGAATGTACTAAAGGCGCATTTTAGTCTAAAGAAAATAGTCCGTTAGTACATTGTTTTGTGTATTTCCGGCCTTTTTGCACATGGTAGTAACAGCATCGAAAGTGGTGGCGAAAGTAGCTCCATTTAGTGTCGGAACTAGCTCCACTTACTCACTAATCTGTCTATCCATTGTCGCAACTCTGTGTCCGTTAGTTCCCCTTTAGCCTGATTACACTGACGACATATCAATTGTAGGTTATCTACAGTATGGTCGCCCCCCTTTGTATACGGTGTTTTATGATCGAACTCCCCATTACCACAGAGTTCAAGTCCACAGTAGGAACAGTTAGTCGTTGTCTCTGCGATTTTACGGACTTCAGCACTACTGACACGCCCTAACACTCCTTTCTCCTTAGCCCTACGGTTCATTTGCTGTGCGCGAGTAGTCACACGAAACCCAAATTCTTCTTTAGCACACATCGGGCATGAATTTACAGATGTTCTAGGATGCCCACATTTAGGATATAGCCCCGCTTCTATTCTGGCTTTCCTAAGCTGGAACTTAGGGTCTTTTTGCCGCTGTGTTCTAGCATGACACACATCGCACATTTTTTGATTATCCGAATGTTTCTTATGACATTCAGGACACTCATGTGGTTTCAACCATTTACCCATACTACCCCCTATAGTTATCTTATACTACCATTATATCATGGGGGGCTAAAATTGTCAATAGCCTTTTTAGTTGTTACCGCAGGCCACGCCATCCGGTCTTATGCAAGGGGGTTTTATGGCATCATAATACAGTACCTACGATAAGTTCTGACACTAAGTTCTGACACTCACTTATATTACTATATAATACACTCATAATAATATTTATTTAATCTTATTATTTATTTATTTATTATATCACGCTATCATCTCACACACTACTACTCACACTACTACTATTAATATATAACACTCATATATAACACTCATATATAACACTTATAACAGCACACTATTATATAAGTGTATTATATAAGTGTCGTATAATTAACTATTATATACTGTAATAATAGTCCTCACAGCAGTAGTCGTAGTAAGTGATAATAAGTGTTATTATATTAGTGTTAAGTAAGTGTTAGAAGTAAGTGTATTATGACCTAATAAGACCTCCTACTTCTATGCTGATGTATCTTATTATATTATAAATTATGTAGCCCTATGGAGCGCGACGCGCCGGACTAATATAGGTTAATAATACAACACTTAATTAAACAGTAAAGGACAACACTTTGTTGTCCCTACTTTTCCCTACTCCACTACTCTTATTACTTACTTCATTATTGCTCTATATAACCCACTTAACTCAATTGCACCTACTATCCTATCCTCATTACTCAGTTCGATATTACCACCGAATATCTTCTTAGTACCGAAATTATCTGTTCTGAATATCCCCATGCTGTTAATACTGTAAACGTTCTGCCCTACCTTGTACATACCATGTGGAAATGATAATGTATCATTTTCTAGTATTACGATAACGTTATCCATAGTGTTTATTCCCCCTTGATTGCTAGAAATTGTTCAAACGTATAGGTCATCAGAATAAGTTTTTTCATACCGTTAGGCATTGCAACAATTTTGCGTGTTATTTCGCGTACCATGTCCGCGTCTTTTTTGCTTGTTTCACAATTCAGTAACGGTTGAAACTTAGTGATAATCGCGTTTGTAAGTGTGTCCATTTTTCAATCCCTTGTGTGTCTGCTTGCTGTCGATGAATACAGTATAGCAGAAAACACAAGGTCGTCACCCCCCAATAATTAGGGGGTGTATTTGTTCTATTGTTACACGCTTAACCGTTCCCGCACATATTCAGGGAACGTGTCCCAACCCTTGATGATATTAGGCTTGTGTAAGTTATGGCCTAATTCTGGTTCGTGTCCCGTAATTTGCCACAAGGCAGCCCACGCTTTTTGTACGTGGTGTTTAGTTGCTACACTATACCGCGCTTGTAGCAAGTGTTTACTGCCATCGGACAAGGTTACGCCTATTATCATGTCATAAGACCATAAGGTTTGTCCATCGGTTTGCATACGTGTATAGGTCCGACCGTTCCATGAGTTTTTACCGCTGATTTTACCGCTAGTAGCCTTGTGACCGTTTACCCATGACTTTGCGACTTCAAGATGTGATGACATTATATAATCTCCTTGTGTTTGATATGACTAGCGACCAGCCGAACCCATAGCAGAACATTTTTCATCAAATCGTATTGTGCTAAAATCCTGATTTTTCAACCGATTGTACTCAATTGCTACACTTTGCGCTGAAAGGTAGCCATAGTCACGCTGGCAATTGATTTTAGCTTGACATTTTAGCATAGCGTCTTTTTGTTCGTTGTTCAATTCTGCTGTTTTGGCTGACTTCTTAAAAAACATGTTTGTTATCCCTTGTGTGTCTGCTTGCTGTCGATGAATACAGTATAGCACGAGAGTTTTTAGGTTGTCACCCCCTAATAATTGGGGGTGACATTTGTTCTAATTTAGTCAGTCACGCGCTCAATAGCCTTTTGTAAACTATCATAATAGTTTGACGTTATGGCGTGACCACGAACGATAATGTTATTATCTTTCGATAAGATCACATTCACTACAAAGCCCTTGCTGTTGGTAACGTGAAAAACTGTACGCTTGATTGCTATACCGTTCTCATAGTCGGCATTATTTTGTAATGCCTTAACGTTCAAATCTGCATACAATACGTCAATCGCTGTTATTGGTTCTAATGGCTTCCGTGTCGAATAAAATCCTTGTGAAACGTTCATTTTTCAAATCCTTGTCTAGTGGTCAGTGTGACCGCGTTTGATGAATACAGTGTACCATGAGACATTTTAGTTTGTCCACCCCCCAATAATTAGGGGGAATTTCACCCCCTATATCTTATTACCTTATACGAGATACGGTATGCTGTTGATTACAACCAAGATATTATCTTGGCATAGTAATTCTTTGACCGATAACGCCAGCCCGATGATATATTCTGTGGTCTTATCATCTGCGATACTATAAGCCCATATGAATTGTGACGTTTCCTCAATTAGCGCGTTTGTGTCGCTATCCATCCATCCCCCCGCTTGCGAGGAAATTGTATATCCCCCGAAAGTAGAGAAAAATGTCTTAGCCTGATATAATACCGGACACAATTCTTTTTTCGTGGCGCGTCGTGTCGATTTTTCGCCTCCTTCATTTTTGTTAATAGTTGAAGGGATAACAATACCGTTTACGCTTGCGGGAAGTTTTATCAGATTTTCCATTTTTCAAATCCTTGTCTAGTGGTCAGTGTGACCGCGTTTGATGAATACAGTGTACCATGAGACATTTTAGTTTG